ACATGCTTCGCTGCGGTCGTCCGTATCCCAGGTAGGACCCAACCGGGGGGGTACCCCTACCTAACGGCGTCGGATACGGCCAAATACGCGCGTTCGGTGCCCAACGGATGCCGAATCCATGCGGTTCGGCGTCGATTCGTGTGGCTTCTGGAAGGTTGCGTGCATACGGTGTCGCTTTATTCGGTGTCGGTGAGGGAGCAGGTCAAGTGCCTGTGTGTCTCAGACCGTGCCGCGTGCGGCCTCGCGCTTGATCCAGTCCAGACAGAGGCGAGCCCGCTGCATGCCGTTGTCCTTGGTGTCGCACGAACCCCACCAGATCACGTCTAGGCCAAGGTCCTGTGCGAGCCGCCACTGTTCGCGTAGCTCCAAGGCGCTGGCCCACGCGCCGCCGTCGTGAACGATGTTGCAGACGGCGTACATGGGTCGCGTGCGTGGGTAGCGGGCAATGCTGGCGAGTGTGGCCTGCCTGTACGCTGCTGGTGTCTGCTCATGCTCACCATCGGCCCAGCACTCGGCGTTGATGCGCTTGATCGGGCGTAGGCATGGCGACGTGAAGTGCATCAGGTCGGACAGGTCGGGCCTGTCATAGAAGCCGAAGGTGGCGTATGGACACGCGAGCTTGAGCGCGTCGCACACTGGCTCCCAGAAGGTGCGTGCCGCCGGCGTGCTGAGTGGGATGCTTTCGACGTTCAGCACGATCGGCCCGCGATGGTTGGCGTAAGTGCGTGCGAACCATTCGCCCATGCCCTGTGCCGCGGCGTTCCTGTCCGCTGCTTCCCATGCCCCGCCGTTGATGAGAACGTCGCGCCCGTCGTTGCCCTTGAACTTGTGCGGCAGGATGCCAGCGCCGTTGCTGGCCTTGGGCTGCTCCTGGTACACGATGGGGATGTGCGGGAGCGGCCACGGTCGCGCGCTGGCGACGGTGGCGTTCAGTGCGGCGGATCGGCCTATCAGGGCCTCGTAGTGGGTGCAGGTTCTCACGGTGCCTCCGGCTTCTGGGTGTGGGCGTTGACGCCAAGGCGCCGGCAGATCCAGGCGGCGAGCTCGAGGACGTAGAGGGCGACGGAGAGGCGACGCAGCCCCTTGGTCTTGATGGTGAGCTCGATTGAGTCGCCCTGTATCACTTCCCAAGTCGGCATACTTCACCCCTTCAACCGCCGCGCCAGCCGCTTCCATGCGGCCTTCACGGAGCGGATACACCCACAACCAGCGAACGAGTCAACGAACTCGGCCAACTCGCGCCGGTCGTCGATGCACAGATAAAGCCACAGCCGCAGCGGGAATGGTACGCCTGACCACGCCACACGCGCCCACCGCACGCGGCCCCGCTTGTCCGGGTGACACCCGCGCGGGCATGGCTCGCCGTTAATGTGAAGCGTGACGGGGCGGCCAGAGCGCGGGCAGTACGGGCGGTTGCCGTTGCACACGGCGCACATGCCGCGGCGGGTGCGGGCCTTGGCCTTGGCCGCGCGGCAACAGGGCTTTGGGGTCCGTGCGACTGCGGCGGGACCGATGCGGGTCATAGACCACCCAACGCGCCACGCCCGGCGTCACAGCCCGCAAGCACCGTGATCTGTGTTGACCAGTTGTACGTCTGCGTCGCGCCGCCCACGTCGAACGGTCGGAGGATCAGGCCAAGGCTCGGATCGTCGTACGGCTCCAGCCCGCGAAGCGTCCAGTTGAACTCTGCCGCTTGCTCGCTTCCGTCGCAATCGTTCGCGCCGGTCGTCGCGCCGGACACTTCGTTGTAGCTCTGGGGCAGGAAGTCAAGGCCGATGACCTGGTTGGATATGTCGTACATCGGCACGCGGTCATACGCAAACAGCAGAGAGCCGGACGGGTGCGACTCTGAACACGCGGTGACAGGCGCGGTGATTGGCGGGAACAGCCCTCGCAGCGGCTCCACGATGCTCGCAAGCGAGCCGAGGTAGCTGGTCAGGCGTCCGACGGCGGGGAACGTGCGGGTCAAATCCGCCTTGTCACCAAACCCGCCGCTGCCCGCGATTTCATCCGCCCACGTCACAGAGTCCGAGTACAGGCGATTGTCCCACGCGCCGGATTGGTACCCGTAGTAGTTCAGGCTGTAGCTGAACGTCCCGCTCGTGCGACGTTCCACGTTGCCATCGACACACCGCACCGACACGTTGGCGTTCAGGTTCCACGAGAAATCAATCAGCACACCGTCTTCTGGCGGCGGATCGGGCACGAACTCGGGGCCTGCCGAGCCGGTGAACAGCCCCGCCGTCGTCTCATTCGCAATGAACCAGAACCCGTCGGCGATGGTCGAGAGCGTGCTACCCGATGCGTCGATGTCAACGGTGTACTCAAGCGCCTCGCAGTTGTACTCGGTGCCCGTGCCGGGGCACGCCGTAACCGTTCGGTACTCGCACTCGCACGGATCGCCGCTGCCGCCGCCGCCGCAGCAGCATGGATCGCCAGCGTTGGCAAGGATGACGCGACCACTCGCGTCCAAGCGGACGCGCCCGTGGGCGTCGAGTTGCACCCCTAGTGCCATGGCTTAGACGTACACGCGCTTTGCCGCTCCATACGGGGCGGTCAGCGATCCCCACGTCGGCTCGGCCTGGTTCTGCCGCAGGCGGATCGTCAAGCCCGGGTGGTGCACGGACGTGGTGAACACGGGCAGGCGCTCGGCCTTGGTCAGATCCAACACGCCCGCGTAGCCGTTGAAGTTGGTGATGGTCGTGGCGTTGACAAGGGTGAGCGTGCCACCGTGCATCGTGGCGGTCGTCGCCGTGATGGTGGACGACGCAAGGGTCGCCCGGCCAGTGCCGCGCACGTTCAGCGTGGTGAAGTCTCGGGCGATGATCGCGTCGCCTTGGTTCACCTCGATGAGCGTCGCCGGGTAGCTCGCATCCTCGTAGAGTGAGAGGGTCGCGTTCGGCCCGTCCACCACGTAGGTATGCACGTCGGCAGAGGTGCCGACGATGAGCGTGCCCGACGTGACGACGGCGTATTGGGTGTCGGCGTAGGTCAGGCTCATCACGCCCGAGCCCGCCTGGATCACGGTGTAAATCACGCCCGACGCCGACGTGGACCGGATGTCGATGCGCGACGACGGTGAGCGGTTCGTCACGATGCCCGTGCTGGTCTGGTTGACCACCAGCGTGAGCCCGCCACTATCGGCCACAGACAGGGTGCCGCGGAACCCCTCGGTGAGCGTAACGGCGGTCAGGTCAGCGGCGGACAGGTCGCCGCCCGCCGTGTACTTCACCGCGTCCTGTTGGAAGATGACCGTATCGGCCGCGCTGATAGTGCCGCCAAGGGCCGTGGTGACGTTGGCGTTGACGACGGTGTTGTAACGAGTGGCCATGGTGGTTCCTTATGGGATGAACGGGATCGCGCCCGCGAGTTCAGTGGGGCGCGTCGTGCGGGTGCTTTCGGTCGTGAGTTGGACGGTGAGGTACGTTCCGGCGTCGGTCGTGCCGCCGACGTGGTACACCTCAAGTTCGACGACGCCAGCAAGCTCGTCCTCTGTGAACGATGCCGACGGTGCAGACGCCGTGATGGTGCGGGCCGTGGCGAAGGCGCCACGCACGCCGTTGACCGTTGGCGCGATGATGAGCGTGACGGTTGACCACACGCCGAGTTCGGCGGTGGCTTGGACGATCGCGCCAGTCGTGCCGGCGGGGATCTCAAACCGGCAGTTGTCGGCCCGCGCCGCCGCGAATTGGAGCTTGCGCTGTGTGCGTCTCATGGTGTGGCCTCCGCGTAGAGGTGGTTCGCGGCCTCGGCGATTCGGCGGCGGGCGTAATCTGCCCACGCTTCGTCCTTCTCTATGCCGATGAACGATCGGTCATTGCGGGCACATGCCACGCCCGTAGACCCAGACCCGGCAAAGCAGTCAAGCACGACCGCGCCGGGCCTTGTGCTCGTGCGGATGATGTGCTCCATCATGTCCACGGGCTTCTCGCATGGGTGCTTGCCCTTGTACGCCTGCACGGTCTTGAAGGTCCAAACGTCTGTGTATGGCACGTCGGGCGTTACGGCGAACGGTCGGCGTAGGTCTTCGTACTCGCGGCGTAGGTCTTCGTACTCGCGGCGTAGGTCTTCGTACTCGCGGCGTAGGTCTTCGTACTCGCGGCGTAGGTCTTCGTACTCGCGGCGTAGGTAGTCGCCGCCGGATTGGTTGAACAAACGCCGCAACGCTTCGTAGTGCTCTTGTGTTGGCAACGCCCACTGTGACGTCGAGAAGTAATGCCGTGATGCCATGCCTCCAGGCGTTCTGCTGAATCCGCACGCCGCGTTGCAATCGGCCTTATCGACACCTGCGCGACGACGTTCACCGTCCAAGTACGCCCGCAACGGCTCGAACACGAACCCGCGCAGCTCGTCGCACTTCGCGCCGTACCCGGCCTCACCCTTCGCGGCGTTGTCGGCCCCGTAGTGCTCGGCGAAGATGACCTCTTCCCACGGCGAAAGAAACGACCGCAACGTCTCTTTGTCGGCCTTGTTGTGCCATCCTGCCTCTTTGATCCATCGGACCCTATTTAGCACGTTGAACCGCTGGCCGATCCGCACCTCAACCCGCGCGGCCATCTGCGGCGACGCGAAGCAGTACACGCTGCCATTGCTCCGCAGCACGCGGTACCACTCGTCGATGATCGACGACAGCCAATCGAGGTACGCGCCATCGTGCCCCCACTGCCGATCCCATGCCTCTGACTTCACGCGGAAATACGGCGGGTCCGTCGCTACAGCATCCACGCTCGCGTCCGGCATCGACCGCAGCACTTCCAAGCAGTCGCCCTGTATCACTTCCCAAGTCGGCATACTCACCCCTCGCATGGCGCGCCAATGGGCCGCTCGGTTAAGGTCCAAAGGTCGTCGGTTGAGGTGCCGTCGTCGTTTGTGATTCGGACGATGAAGCACAGATCGCCGACCTCTGCCGGTTGCACCGCCGCGCCCGCCGCGATCCCGTCGCGCCCGTACTTGGGCAGCTTGGCCGTGACCTTGGCGCTGGCAACGCCGATCGCTACCGCGTCGTACACCACGCCCGAGTCCATCAGCGTCGGCGGGTCGGTCTGGGTCGGTGCCGCCGTGATGCGGGCGGGCAGGGCGTACTTGGCCAGCGCGAAGGCAAGCGACAGGATCGAACCCGTCGGAGTCTGTTGCAGTTGCAGGCCGGGGCCAACGGCGGAGATGGACCGCGCGATGAGCGCGTTGAAGTCCGCCGCCGCGATCGGGTCGCCGGGTTGGACGGGTGCCAAGGTCATGGCCAGATCCCCGTGAAGTCCGCATCACGGTACAGGCGGTCGTACCAGTAGCGCCCGTTCGGCTCGCCCGCCGCGTTCTGCGCCTGCCAGATGTGATCGTGATGCTCGGACAGGCTGAGGGCGTGCGTGACGCGCAGGAGAGGCGTCGGCAGGCCGTCAACCCCGGGCGCGCCGGAGAGTTCAACCGTCGGGCTCCAGCCGCGGTATCGGACCTGCCACGCATCGAAGTTGATTCGCTGGGTGGATCGGTCCAACGGCGGCAGGGACACGGCGGCGTTGTTCAGCTTGTTCGGCCGCATCAGCCGCGTCAGTCGCGCGTAGTCCGGCGCTTGGTTCGCCGCGTACCACACGCTGACGCTGGCACTGAGCGTGCCGATCTCGATGGACGTGCCTTCCCCGTTGTTGATCGGGGTTTCGTCGATCGTGATGCCGGGAACGAGCACGCCGTTCTCATCGACGGCCCACCGCTTGAGCGTGCCGCCGTCCGACACCGGGTAGTAAATCGTCTGCTGCTCGGTGGACCCGGCAATCTCGGTCATGGCGTCGCCGGGGGCGCGGTAAAGCGTCGTCTCCGCCGTGCCAAATCGCGGCGAGTCATACTGAATCTGGACGATCCAGAACCGCATCCCGTTGTCGGTGCGGCCCTCGTAGCAGATCGGATTTCCAACACTGCGGCACACCGCGCCGACGGTTGGGGACCACTTGTCGCCGACGCGCGGCAGGCCCGGCGTGTTGATCGCCTCGCCGATGTCGTCGGCCTGCACCATGGCATACCGCGTCCCCTCGTAGCCGTCGGCGGACAGCGTGAGCGAAGAGACGTGACCATTCACGCCGTCTTCCAAGGGGTAACGATGAAGGATTCCGACGGCCATTAGTTGAACCTCGCTCCACCGCCGCCGGCCTTGAGCGTGCGGTCGATGGACTTGAGGGTGGTGAGCGACTGAACGGCGACGTTCTGGCCAGGCCCTTGGGCGAACGCTTGGGCACCAAGGCCAGCGACACCGGCCAGCCCGCTCGTGAGCATGCCCGGCGCTTGGTACGTCTGCCGCGCCCGCGTGGTGGTCGAGCCCGAGATAGCGGACAGGGCCTCAGCCTCCAGCGTGTCCGTGCGGCGGATCAGGGAGTTGCGGGCGATGGTGGAGAGGTTGGGGTCGTTGGCCAAGGCGTACCGCTGGCGGTCGAACTTCAACCGCTCCTCGGCGATGCGTGCGCCTTCCTCGTCGCCCGCGTTGCGCTGGTTCTCGATGACCATGGCGCGCATCGTGAACTCATAGTCCTGCTCGGTCTGCTTGCCAGCGCGAACCTTGGCGGCCTCGGCTTTCAGTTCGGCCTCGGCCTTGGCCTCGATCTGCTCGGCGGTGCGGCGGGCAAATTCTTCCTCGGCCATCTGGCCCTTGAGGATGCGGTCCTGCACGGCGATGAGCTTGTTGCGGGCCGTCTCTTCCTGCTGGGTGTAGAGCTCGCGCAGCTCGCGTCCATTGGCAGCGCCGGGGCGGATGCCGCCGCGAAGCCCGGCAATCCTTTGCATCTCAGCCTGATACTCGGCGTTGGCAACACCAAGTTCGTCGCCGCGGGAACGCATGGAGTTGACGCGCTCAGCGTCGCGCAACTTTGTGACGCGGGGACGGTCAGCTGTTTCGGACGCGAGAATCCTTGTCTCAACAAGGTTCTGGTACCGAAGCTCAGCCTGCCTGCGATCTTCTGGGCTCTCGATCGAGAACATGGACCGACGAATCGTGCGGCCAAAGTCGCCATCTTCGTTCACGCGAGACTGGTAACGATCCCACTCAGTTCCGGCCCGCTTCAGCGTCTTGTTCAGGACTCGAACCGCGCCGCTTTCGTCCACATCCTGCCCGATGCGCTCAAGCAATCCTCCCCAACTGTCCTTGAGTCGGTTGAGAGAATCGGCGGCCTCGTCGCTTCGCTTGGACCACTCAATAAAGCCCTTTGTCGCAAGTCCAACCGACGTGGCGACGCCGCCCATGATCGCGCGGGTGGCGTTGAATGTCAGGATCGAACCCATCGTCCGCTGGATTATCGGATCAGCCTTGGAGAATGCACCCTCCACGTCTAGGACGGCGCGAGTGCTGTCTTTGCGGAATCGCTCAACGTCCTTGAGCGCCGATTCCATCCGCACGATGATGTCGATTGGAAGTTGACCGCTCATGTTTGGTTTTCTCTCGGTTGCGTTCGCCCGGATCGGTGGTAAAGTTCACCCATGGACAAGCGCGACGCGGCTGCAACGAAGGCATGGGAACGGGCATCATCAACGGCCGAACCGGCTCAGCGGCTCGTTCGTGAGGTTCACCCGGTCACGTCGGAAACAATCTCAAGCGGCATCGTCATTGGGTTTTTCAAGATCGTCGCCATTCTGGTAGCGATTCCGATGCTCCTCTTTGGCCTGCTGTTGATCCTCGGCTACGTCGCTGGCGACCAGCCCTAACCAATCCGCTTCGCCATTGACGCCTCAAGCATGGTCCGCGCCTGCCGCTCCTCCTCTTGGAGCCGGATCGACTCGTACTCAAACAGGTGCGCTTCGACCTCTTCGTCAAGGTCTTCCAGCCGCGTCGGGTCAATCCCGAACCGTTCGCACACCCTCAACAGCATTGCAAGCCGCGTGTACGCATAGCCCTCGGGCAGTGGGTCCGGGCTTAGACCGCGACCGCCTCGGGCGATAAGTTTCCCCGCACATCCTTCCCGCGCACGCTGGCCGCAATCTGTTCCTTGATCGCACCAAGCGCCGCCGCTACCTCGGTTTCGGTCAGGGCCTCGCTGATCGCCACCGACGCCTCTTGAATCCACTTCACCTTGGCCTGGGCGTCGTCGTACCCCGTGCCGTCGGCGAGCTTCACGCCGGCAGCAATGGCGAACTCGGCCGCGCGGCACTTGGCCATCCAGCTATCGAGCGTGGTCTGATAGAACCCGTTGCCCTCGTTGGCGACAACGTTCCCGTTCACCGTGGTCATTGGCGCGTCGGGCCGGGGGTAGGCCGCGCGGATCTGGCCGCTCTGGGCGCCAGTGATCGGGACCAACTCGTACACGCTCTCGCGCAGGTGGACCCTTGCTTTCAACGGACGCCGAACCAGATCTGCAATCAGCATGTCGCCTCCTCAAAGAATGCTCTTGGTCTTCGTGAACTTCACCCTCGAACGGGCGTAGGAAATCGCCTTCGCCCTGATCCCCGTCCGCTTCTCGACCGAGTAGGCATATGGCTCTAGCACGACGAGATGGACCTGCACACCATTGGGCGTGACGGTCAACTTGCCGCCGCCGCCATACACCCGATTCCGAACCTCAATCTCGACACCTTCACCGCGCGGCCCGCGCTTCTCATTGCCAGCGAAGACGTATGCGTACTTGCGGCGGATGACGGTTGCCGACGGGTTCTGGTCGATCGCATCGACGTAGCCCTTGGCCTTGTTCCACCGCTCTTTGTAGAGCTTGATCCGCTCGCGGATTCGATCGAGCTCTTTGCCCATGGGTTACTTGATCCGCGTTCGACCGGACCCGCGTGTGTAGATCCCTTGAATCGCCCGCTTGGTCCGCGCGTCTGCCGCCGACTTCTTCGCCAGAATCGCCCGCTGCTTCTTCGCGTAGGCGTCGGTCCGCTTCGCCCGCTTTGCCGACGCGCCCGCAACCAACTCCCGCTCCCGCGCCTCAAGCCGCCCAATGGCACGCTGGAAGTAGAGCATCTGGCGGATAAGAACCGCCTTGAGCTTCTTCGCATACCGCGACGCCACAAGGTTCGGCAACGGGAGCGATCCGGCCCCGATCTGCCTGCCCGCGAGGATGATGCCGCGCTTGAACTTGGTCGTGTCTTCCGGGGCGTTCGTGCCCATGAAGTCCACAATCAAGCCTGCCGCCTGCTTCGCCTGCGCCACCGCCAGTGGCGCCATGTTCGCCTTGGCCTTGTCCAAGGCGATGTTGAACGGCGCGAGGTTGGCCTTGGCGTGGATCAAGTGATGTTTGCGACTGCCGCGTCCGCGCTGAAGCCCAGCGAGAACGTCATGGTGTCAAGCCCGTTCGTGCCGTCGCCGCCAGAGAACTCGGGGGCAACCGCAAGAAACGCATCGGAGAACGTGATCGACTCGCCAGCAGTCAGGCCCGGCGCGGCGAAACGCTTGATGACGACAGAGAACGTCTTGGCCACGCCAGTCACCGGGCTGGGCTGGGCCATCAGCGTTGCATAGGCCGACGAGTCCAAAAGGTCGCCGCACTTAATGGCGAAGTCGATAGACCCGTAGTCCTTGATGCCCTCGATTGGCGCGAGCGGTACGCCCTGGTCGTAGTGGCGGATTCGGGCGCGGAATCCGGGCTTCCACCGCACCGATCCATCGACAATGTTGATGACGGTGTCAGACCCAATGAGGATCTGGCCGCCGGCGGGGAAGGTCATCAGGCCAGAGCTTGCGTTCAGAGTTGCCATGGTTCAGTCCCTTAGTGCTTGGGTTCAATGAGTGCCGACAGTCGCGCGAGCGTCTGCCCGTCCGCGTTTACCCGACCTTCGAGATCGTCGAGGCGGTCATCGGTGCGGTCGCTGTTGCGTTTGAGTTCTTCGGCGAGCGATCGTGTGGTTGCGGCGTTGTATACGCACGCACCGACGATTGAGCCTGCCGCGATGAGAAGGGTGAGGAGTTCACCAACCTGCATGTGTGCCTCGCATGAATGGCGCATCCAGCAAGCCACATCGCGCACGCAATAATCACAACGGCCATCGTGTACGCGATCATGGGCGTTATTCCTTAGTCGTAACGGTCGTCTTTCCCTCCGCAAGCTGGGCCAGCAACGCGAGCATCTGCTGCTGAGACGCCGCCAGTGCGTCGGCCTTGGCCTCAGCCTTTGCGTCGTCCCATGCCTTCGCCTCGGCAGCGGCCTTCTCTTTGGCATCGGCCTTGGCGCGTTCGGTGGCCTCGTCATACGCGGCGTCTGCCTTCTTCTTCCCGCGGCTCTGCATCCACAGCAGCAGCGCACCAGCGCCGCCGAACAGCAGGTTGTCCGATTGGCCGGAGACCTGACCGGGCGTGACGCCGACGCTCGCGAGCGCGGGCCCGACGATCGGGTTGTTGGTGATGAAGTCGAGCAGGCCCTTGGTCTGCGCGCGGCGGGCCTCGATCGCCTGCGACGCCGACGCCACGTCCTGCCCGATGCGGTCGATGGTCGCCTGATACCGCTTCGCGCTGGCCGCGTCGTCGGTGTTGATCTGGTCGAGCTTGGCCTGCGTGCTGAGCCGGAGTTCGGCCAACGCACGATCGGCGCCGAGCCCGGCGTCCTGCGCCTGAGCCATGATCTCGAGAGCCCGCTTCTGTGCCTCTACCTCTGCGGCCCGTAATCGTGCGGCGTTCGCTTCCGCCGATGCGTCGCGCTCAGCCTGTGCCGCGCGTTCCTGCTTCGTCGCCTCTGCCACGATCTCAACCGCCGATGCGGGCTTGTCGCCGGTGAGCGGGGAGATGACACCCGCGAGCGTGTCGCATCCACCGAGCCCGCCGCCGACCGCGAGCAGTGCCGCGATCGCCAGAACACCAGCCGCCACCATGCCAAAGTCCAACCTCTTCATACCGCCTCCTATGCGTTCGTCGCGTCAAGCCGCGAATCGGCGTTGGCCATCCGAAGCACCGTCCCGTTCACCGTCACAAGGCCCGTCTGCATCCCATCCATCGTCTGAATGTCGGTCGCAACGTCCGTGACCTGTACGCGGTGGTCGGTCTCGCCCGTGCCGCCGCCAAGCTGCTCAGTCTCGAAGGCGTATCGCACCGCCGAGTTCGCCGACGCGATCGCGTGCGTGCTGGTCTGCGACTCGCCGCCCGGCGTGATCCTGAACGTGACAGAGAACGTGCCGCGGTGGGCGTCAACGTCGGATGTGTGCCGCTCGCCCTGACACCGGAAGTTCTCGACCGAGCTATTCATGCCGAACACGTCGGTCTGCGGTTGCTCGTCGCCAATCCGCGTGTTGAGTGACGCATCGCCAGACGGCACGGTGGTAGTGCATCGGTTGTTGAGCAACCGAAGAACCCGCGCGTCGTCGATGACAACCTTTGCCATGGATCAGCCACCCCTGAAACAGACGAGCCGGTAGAAGGTCTGCGCGTGGATTCGTTCAACCGACCGCACCCGATACTCGCGCCCGTTGGCCAGGAGAACAACGTCGTCACGCTTGGGCACATACGAGCCAAGGGCCGACGCCTTGACCATGACCGTGATTGTCCGCTCCTGCGTCGCGCCCGCAAACTCGTCGTTGCTCTCGGCGGACACGCGGCCAGTGACCGTGACCTCTCCATCCAACGTGGTTGGTACGCCTGTGGTGGTATTGCGCGAGAACGTCGTGCGCGACTTGAAGGTGACAGACTCGCCCATCCCATCAAGGATGGCGTCGCCCATAGCCTCGGCATGTGCGGCCCAGGTCGTCATTGGTTAGGTCCGCAGAGAGACGACCGCGAAGCTTTCGAGGGCGTCGGCATAGTCAATGAACACGTCGCCGCTTCCAACGTCTGGGATCGCAAGCACCGCACACGCGCCGTTGCCTGGGCTGTACGTCGATGGGTAGACGCCACCCGAGTACACGCCCGCGATGAAGTCGGCGATACCGACCGGGCTCGTGCCAGCGCCCGCGCTATCCCAACTCATCGTCACCGCAAGCTGCTTGCCGCTGTCGATGCGGTCGGCTTCCGCCGCGTCGCTCCCGGTGGTGGTGCCGTACGTGTACGTCAGCGTGCCGATCAACTCAACCGCCGCGTCACCAAGCGAGCCCTTGGCCCGTTCGTCTGCGTACGGCGTCACGCGGTACACGCGGATTGCGCCCGCTTCTTCGTCCGCAGCCGACGGAGACGCGACGCGAAGCTCAAGCCCGCGCCACTGCCGATCATCCTGCGACGGGTTGTCGGTCTGCAAGCCAGGCCCCATGCGAACCAGCGTTCCGTAGCCGATAAGGGTGGCCATCGACACGCGCGGCGCGGTGACGACGTAGGTGGTGCCCGCGTGGTCCCGCGCGACCTTGAACTCGTGGGTTCGGCGAAGTGTCATGGTGTTTCCTTACCGCCCGCGAAGGCGAGCCGTTCCGCTTGTGCGTGGTGGGAGCGTGAGCAACGCGCGCCACAACTGCGTGGCGTACTCCTCGTACCCCTCTTTGGTCAGGTGCGCCGTGTCCTTGATGGTCACGGTGCCAGTGGTGCCCGCGACCGTCACCGGCGCGGCGGGCGTCACCGTGAACGTCGTCGTCGTCGGGACCGATACGACCCGCTGGCGACCGTCGATGTTCGGCGTGCTGTTGGTTCCGCTCAGGGTCACGAACTGGCCCGCGACAAGGCCGTGCGTTGCCGTCGTCGTGATCGTGGTAGTCGATCCAGTCGTGATCGCGTTGGCCGTCTTCGTCGTGTTGGGCTGGTAGCCCGCGTTGGAGTTGGTCGCGTACAGCGTCTCGGCGTCGATGATGTTGTCCATCCGCAACGCCGTCACCGTCTCGGGCATGCGATTGGCCAGCAACGCGCCGCCAGTCTCGCGGTACAGGATGTGTTCGGCGTCGTCGGGCACGCTGATCGGGTGGTCCAGCGCCGACACTGCCGTGAAGTTCTCTTCCTTGGTGCGAATGACCGTGGTACCGTCGGAGCCGACCAGCTCCAGCGTGTTCCAAACGGCCTTCCAGCGGTTGATGATGTACGCACAGTGCGTCGCGTACGCCTCGGCGCTGTCGGCGTCGGCCACGACGTTCCATGCCGTCGTCGCGGTTTCATTCCGCATGTTCAGTGTGTCGGCGATGACGAGGCAGAAGATGGGCTCCTGATCCTTGTCCGCGACCATCTGCATGGCGGCCTGGAGGTAGTGGTAGATCGTCTCGTCCGGCGTAGCCCGCGTCGCGCCGTAGTGCGAGTAGGCCACGTCAAGCGGCGAGGCACCACCGACCGCCCACGGGCAGCCGATGCACAGGCCGGTGTCGCGGTCGGGGTGAACGACGAAGAAGTACGAAAGCGCAATGTCGCCGGTCGGCGCGGTGCCGTTGACGGTCGAGAATCCAAGCTTGACCGTGCCAGCGCGTGATCCAGCGGCTACGTCTGTGGTCTTGTACCGCGCGAAGTCTCGCCACGTCGGAGTGCCGGACGCGACCGTGATCGACGATGCCTGCGCCGTGAGCGCGTTGTTGACCGAGATAGCCGGGCGAAGCGTCCCGCCCGCCGGGGTCTTGGTCGCGCACCAGAACTCGCCGCGGAACTTCTCGGCCCACTGGATCAGGTTGGGGTCGGACGGCGAGATCGTGTTGGAGTACATCCCGTTGTTGGAGAACGCCACGGGATGCGAGCCGTCACAGCCCGACATGCAGTGCAACGCGAGCGACGTGGAATAGCTCGTGCCAGCCGACTGCGGGCTACCCCACTTGTGGACCAAGCCGAGCGGGAGCCACGCGGTATTCGCGGCGTTAAGCGGATCCTTGACGTACGCCGCCTCGCCGTAGTTTCCGGACGTGGTGCTGAGTGCGTAGTGCCCGATGTCGGGATACGACTGCGTAAGGATGCCGTTGGTCGCGGCTGGCGCGCCCGTGCTGCCGTTGATGCCCGCAAGCGTCATCGGCGGCGACGCATAGATCGGGATGCCAGCGGCGGCGGCCTTGATGTAGATGGCCTGCAAACGACCGGCGGCGGATCCAGTGTTTTGGAACTCGTTTGAGTTGCCAAGGATCGCCATGTGCCCGCGCTGCGTCCGCAGCTTGCGCATGAACGAACCCAGCGGGCCCGGATTCACCGCGAATTGATGAACGGTAACACTCATCGGTTGGCTCGCTTGCTTGGGAAACCGAGCGCCACGCGGTAAACGCGGCGCTCAGGTGCGCTGGCGGAGGTGGCACCAGCGGGGAGGGAAGGCTTAGACCGAAGTCATGAGGTAGCCAGCGGTCGAGTTGATGACCTTCTGGTCGAGGCTCGTCACGACGCGAACCTTCTCGCTCATCGTGTCGTTGTCGGTGTACTGGACCACCGCGATGGGCGCGGGCATGGCACCGAGGGACGCGGGGACGATCGAAGTCCACGCGAAGGTGCAGCCGTAGCCGCCCTGCACGACGGGCTTTCCGAAGTTCTGGAACTCGGTCATGATGAAGAGGAATGCGTAGTCGCTGCGCCAGAACGCGGTGTTGGTCGGGCTCGACGTCGAGCCGGACGACTTGTACGCGCCACGGCCCACGATGACCTTGCCGACGCCGAGCGTCTTGGCAAGCTGCTCGGGGGTCAGGCGGCCCGCCGAGGTCTCGGAGTTGAAGCCGGCGGAGAGAACCTGGTTGCACGTGCTGAGCTTGCGCTGAAGGCCGGCACCGATCAGCAGGCCGCACTGCTCGGGGCGAAGGCCGGGCCACTTCGCTTCGAGGTTGCTGATCGCGGTGTCCAGATCGTTCTTGGGCGTGCCAGCCGAGCCGGTCCAGGCGTTGGAAACGGCGATGCCGTTGCTGTTGCCCGCGTTGAAGGTGGTTGCGTTGAACACGGTGCCCGCAAGGGTCTTGTCCTGAGTGGCCAAGATGCGGTGCGTGAGTTCGTTGGCGAGGAACTGCACGACGGGCTGGCCCATCTGCGGATCGAGCTCGGCGCTCTGCTCCTCGGGGATCGGGGTGCGCAGACCGTGGCCTTTGCAGGTGTAGGTGCCGCCGTCAACGAACATGGTCTCTTCGGCGAACGGAGTTCCGGGGGCGCGCTCGGTGTTGGTCGCCTCGGTCATCGAGCCGCGCTGGATGATGAAGTAGGAGCCCGTGCGGTCGGACACCGGGACGATCGGCATGACCTGCGGGAGAACGTAATCGGTGTCCCGCATGAGGCGGTGCGCGGCGACAAGCGACGCGCCCGTGTTGACAAGCTGGGTGGTGGACGTTGCGGAAATACCCATGGGTTGAACCTTCCTGAATCGCGGCTAGGCCGCGTCGCGTGTGTGCTTGATGCGGCCCACCACGCGGCGGGCCTGTTGATGCGGGAGAGTGCCGACGCTTACGGGGTTTCCTCGGTCCAGGTGCCGCCGTAGCCCTGCGCAACCCAGTCACCGTTGGTGTTGGCCTTGAGTTGGACCCATTCGCCCGCAGCGTTGGCGGTGACGTACTCGCCGTCGGCGGGGGCGAGCGAGATGAGGTACAGGATCTTGTCGGACGAGCCTGGGTCGATGCGAAGTTCTTGAGCCGCCTGCACGTAGAAGTGGAACGTCACGTTGGGGGACGGGGCCGACGGCAGGGCGAACGTAACCGCGCCAGCCGCGCCAAGGTTGGTGCAGGTCGCGCCGGACTCGGATTCGAGCAGCGTGCGGGAGCCGGACGCGAGCACGATCTGCGGGGGAATGTCCACCCGCGCGGAGGTGTCAAGCTGGGCGAACCCGTCGGTGCCAGCCGCGATCGTGCAAAGGCCCTCGACCACGCCGGTGGCCGCGCTGGACACCTTGCCGTCGTCAGCGCCGCGAAGCAGCGTGCCGAGCGTGCAAGCCGCCGAAGCCGTCACCGCGTGAAGGCCGGTGCCCCAGACGAAGAACTTGCCGGAATCGCCGGACGCAACGTACACGTCGCTGATGTGGGTTGCGCGGTCGTAAGCGTCGGCGTAGACCGCCTGACCGCTGGTGTTGAGCTTGACGCGACGCTTGGCCTCGATTGCCTCGCCCGCGACGAGAGAAACGGGATTCAACTGGGTCTGCATGGTGAGTCTCTTTCGATTGGCGGGCTAGTGCCGCGCCTGTGCGTGTGTGTGGTTGACGATCAAACCGTGACTTCGGTTTCGGCCTCGGTGATCGCGCCCTTGCGGGTCATGGCCGGGACGGTGCCGAAGGCGTACTCGCCGCTGGCGGACATCTGGGCCAGCGCCTTGGTCGGGCCGATCGTGTCGGCCAGTTCCATGAACTTGGCGTAGCCGGTGACGCCGAGGGCGCTGGGCTTGGCGGATGCCGCGCCCTTGGCGGGAGTGCCGCGGGTGTTGGTCACGGCGGGCTCTGCGCCACGCTGGGCCTCGGCGGTGGTCGCGGGTGCCTTGGTCGCTTCGGCGGCGGCGAGCCGCTGGCGGAGCAACGCGGCGTTCGCGGCCCAAGCAGCGGACTCGGTGAGCCCCTGTTCCTGCGCCGTCACGATGAACTGCGGGTCATCGCCGAAGTTCGCTTTGAGGAAAGCGAACGTCGCGGGGACGGTCGCCGGATTGACCTGCGAAGCCGTCGCAGTGGCGGTGCCCTGAGGGGCCTCAGCGGTCGTGGACATGGGAACTCCAATCCGGCCAACAGGACCGGGCATTGCCAGCTTCGCGCCGGCGGGGTATCGCGTTGACAAGTCGCGCAGGAACTCGTCCGTGCTGCCGACTACGCGGTCGATGAGCTTGTTTGCCTTGGCGGTCGCGGCGGTAAAGATTGCACCCTTGAAGCCCTGAACGGCATCGGCGGTGATCCCGCGCGCGGTCGCAACCTCGGCGAAGAACGCGGCGCACTGCTCGTGCGTCACCGCGTCAATCGACGCCTTCATTTCGTCGGTAATCGGCACGCCGTACGCGCCGATCGCCTTCATCGGCGCATCGGTGGACACGACGGGCGTAAGCCCTTCCTTCTCGGCGGCCTTGCTGGTATCCATGCCCATCCAGACCACGCCGATGGAGCCGACCATCGCATTGGGAACCGCCGCGATGTCGCCGGCAACAGCCGCCATCCGGTATGCGTTGCTCGCGCACACGCCGCACGCAAGGGCGTGGATCTGCTTCGTCTCGGCCAGCTTGCGGACGGCGTACATCGCGTCGTCCATGCCGCTGGTGTCGCCGCCGGGGGAGTCGATCAGCACGGCCACGCCAGAGACGCGCGGGTCCATGCGGAGCGCCGTCGCCGTCGCCACAACCGCGTCGATCGTGCCGAACCAGTCGGACTTGAATAGGCGGCCACTGATACGGAACACGCCGAGCGATGTCCCGGGCATGACCTCGTAGCCGAGTTGGTTGACGTTCTGCGGGCCAAGGCTGAGCCGAAGCTCTACGCCAAGATCCTCGGCAGTGGTGGTGATTGGGTTCATACTGCGGTGTCCTGTGTGGTGGACTGATCGGGCGTCGCGCCGTCAATGGGCTTTGCGCCGGGCAAGGCGGCGGGCACGATCCCGTTCGCAATCTCTCCGGCCCGTTCCTCGCCGCGAACCCTGTCAACGCTTTCGGTGTCGCCCGTTCCGAGTCGATCGAGAACCTGCTGCTTGGTCATGAAGTTGTTGTTGACGGCATCGACGTAGCCCTTGACCTCTTCGGAGAACGACAGGACCGGCGGATCAGGGAACTGCACATTGACCTTGCGCCAGTCAACCGCGCCGGCACGAGGGAGCATCCCGCGCTTGGTCCAGTCTTCCATCTTCCAACGCCACTGGGCACGGACCCAACGCGACAGATACTCCTGCTGCCGCTGGTGGCACCGCGCGGCCATCGCAAGAATCGCCTTGATGTTCGACCACGACAGGCCGCTCGCGTCGTACAGGAGTGCCGCGTTCGGCAGGCCCTCTTCGGCACCAAGCAGCATGAATAGCGTCTTCACGAACTCGGCAAAGTTTGTCTGCGGGAACTTGGTTTCAAGCTGCGAAATCTTCTCGCCGGGCTTGAGGAAGTGAACCGACGCCGGGCCGATGTCGATGTTGCGCCGACCCGTGCTGGGCTGTGTGCCGCTTGCCGCGGCCTCCATGCCCGCCTGCCACTGCGAAGAGTCGGGCGACTCGATGAACGTGCTGAGGAACGTGCCAAGCTCGGCGGCGATGCCGGTGTTCTTGATGAACGATTCGGCGATGTAGTGCAATTCCCAATGGGCCTGAATGCTGGGCTCGCCGCGAACGCTGCCAATCCACTCGTCGTTCGGGTTGCTCAGGAAGTACGTGAACTCATCGGCGGGGTGGGTCACGATGTCCCGAACCGTCGTGCCAGTGCCAGCATCCCAGTTGCCGTACCAAAATGCCGTCGGACGCCCGTACTCGTTCAACTCGACGCCATCGACGATGCGGTTGTTGGTGCCCTCGGCAACTTGGAACATGCCGCCGGACGGCTTGGGACCACGAAGCAGCAGGCCCTCGATGAACTGCATCGACCCGAACTTGGTCTTTTGGGTCAATACGTCGCCTTCGGTGCGGAACGCCTTGTTGATCGCGTGCAACGCCTGTACGCCGTTCCAACGCCCGCGAATGTCGTAGTCGCCTACGTCTTCCTCGCCGCGCTGAAAGAACCAGTCGTTGAACAACGCCGACGCGCGTTCGCGGTACTTCTTGTTCGCCGCGGTGGACAGGATTGTCGGGCCGTCGCCAACGATGTACTCGCCGGTTCGCTTGATGATCCCTCGCGCGATCGGGTTGTCCCGCGCCAACTGCTGGCACGCAACGATGATCCGCTCGCGGTCCCAACCGTTCAACTGCGATGCCGCGCTACCGATCCCGGACCAAGCGATCTGGCGCGAGCGATGCGACGGGACAGTCGCCGCCGCATACCTGCCCTCGGTCTGGATCACGTCTGGATCGGCCCGCCGCCACGGAGCGGAGAACTCGGCTTTCAGCTTGACCAGATCGACTCCGAACGCATCGCGGAACTTCTGGTATGCCTCTGCGCGTAGGGCGTCCGGCGCGATTGCCACGCCGGAACTTGGAGATGGGGAAGGCATTTCAGTTGCGGAGGAATCGGACGCGGGACGCGCGGTGGCCGGTGGATGCGTCAAGCTGGGCCTGCATCCGAAAGTGCAAATCCTGAAGGTCGCGGATCTTGGTGTTGAGCGCCGACCGGCTTACCGAATCGCCGCTCGAACTCACATCCAACCCGGCAGACATGGCCTCAAGCTCGCCGATGTACGACGCCAAACGCGACACCCGCGTTGCGAGGTCATACGACGAACTGAAGTAGTCGTGGTAGGTGGTCACGGGTTATCCGCCAAGGGCGGCGATTTCAGCGTTGACCGCCTTTAACTGGGGGGCGGCTTCGATCCACGCAAGCTTGGCCCGATCGACGGCGGCGGTGGCGTCCGAGATTCTGGCACGGAACTCACGCTGCGACTTCTCGGCGGCCTCGCTGACGGCCTTGTACGCGGCGGACGCGGCGGTGTACGCATCCTCGCAGGCGGCCAAGGCGTTGCGGGTGGCAATCAGGTCGGCGGGCACCACGGGGGCCGGAGCGGGCACCGGCGCGTGGGCCGGGGCCGGGGCCTGTTCCACGACTGCCGCGGCGGGCGCGGGGGCGTCAGGTTGAACCGGCGCGGCTGCGGCGCTTGTGGACGCTGGAACGTCGGACGGGTTGAATCGCTTTGCCATTGTCGTTTCCTACGAACGCCGTCACCTTCGCGCGGACCCGCGACACCAGATCCTTGAACGTGCTCGCCGGGACATCGACAGACCGCGCGGCGTCGCCGCACGTCTCGTTTCCCTCAAGCACCGCCCAGACCGCATCGCACAGGCGCACGTCACCATCGACGGTGCCCATCACAAACGCCCGAACTTGGTCACGCGGAATAGACATCGCCTCTATATAACCCCCACTTCGGACGGAAAAACCGGCCAGTTTGACCACCTTGGTTTACAAAAGCGACTTGCGGCCACGCTCGGAAAGTAGCGTTTGCCGCTGGAATTGTGGCGTTTCTTCAGATTCTTGAGAATCTTTTCGGGTTGGTTCGGCGCGCGTCACCGCCTCGGACACCAGCCCGACACACGACTCCAAGTACGCCGCGCCGCAGGCGTGGGCCGCGGCGATGGAGTACGTCCCGCCGTCGAACCAATGGTTCTCAAGCTGGCCCTCGCGTAGCTGCCATTCATACGACTTCTCTAGCTTCCCCTTCTTACGGGACTTGTGAACCACGCACTCCTCGGACGCCATGTGGTTTAGGTACCGCTCGTCCACGTCGGCGGGAAACGCCCATTGCATCGCCTCGGACTCGGCCCGCCGAAGATCCTCGGTCACGACTTCCTGGTCGTCGTCGGCGGTCGCAACGAACCCGTCGTGCGGGAGCGCGAGCCCGATCGCGCGGTGCGTCCACATCTTCCATGCGTGCGAATGGACCTTGAGCAACTTGACCGGGAACCTTGGGGTAAACCCCAGAGACTTCGGATCAAGCGTGGACAGGTCGTGCATTGACTTCATGTAATTGGAACTGCGATCCTTGCCGAACGCCTTGAGCGCCCAGACGTTCGGGCGCGACCCGGCGTATTCGTACACCTCGCGCATGTGGTCGCCGTCGCCCGAGTCGATGACGGTCTGCGAAATCCGCATAAACCGCCCGTCGGTCCGTCGCCACAGCCGCTCACGGAGCGAGTCAAGCACGGCCAGCCCGTGCCCAAGCGGTGCCTCTAGGCATTCGTATGCGACCGTCCAGACCCGCCGCATGCGCGGGCCTATCGCGGTGACGTGCGCGTAGAGGCTCCGGTCCTGGCGGTCAACGCCGCACACCAGGGCGATCGCTTCCGCCGGCACAAAGCCCAGCCGGTGCCCGGCGTCGATCCGGGAGCGAAGGGCCTCCATGTTCGCCTTGCCGCTAGTCCGCTGCCGCCATGCCCGCCCTTCCTTGTGGCTCGCAAACTCCGGCGTGATGATCCCTTTGAGCGCCACGAAGTCCTTTGCCGCCGGGCCGTAGGGCGTCGGGATCAGGCCCGAGATCAGTTCGGGCCAGTGCCAGCCGCGGTGCGACCTTGGGGCTACGTCCTTTGGCCGCTCGGCGTAGGCGGACCCGTCGGCGTTGACCACCAGTTGCCACTGCTTGGGCACCCACACGCCGCGACGAAGCTGGCCCATGTTCTCCGCCGGCGGAATCATCGCGTGGCACTTTGGGCACTTGTACTTGGCGGTGGCCTTGGCCTGTTCGGGATCGACGTTGATGTCCCGAGAGTCGGGCCCGATCGTGCCATCGCGCTGAACGCCCTGCCACCGGACGCGCGAGAACGTGCGGACATGGAAGACCCCGCAGCCCGGGCACGGCACGTGGTACCGGCGCTGGTCGCTTAGGGCGTACTCGGAGTCGATACCTTCGCCGGCGATGCCGGGGTTGCCCAGCGTGATCGCCAGCCCGTCAACGTAGGTCTTCGTGCGTTCGATCGCCTTGTACGCCGTGCCAGCGTTGCAGCGGTCAAGCTCATCGACGATGACCAGGCCGCACGGCCACGAGTCAAGCTGGGTATCAGATCCGGCTCCGCGCCAGAGGATCTTCATGGTGCCGATCTTGGTCACGAGCGCCGACCCACCCTTGCGTTCGTATGGGTCGCGGTCCTCGGTGAGTTCGAGGTTGGCGATCGCGGGCATACTCCGCAGCGCCGGGCCAATGCGGAGCTTGTTGGTCTGTTGGACGATGGTCGCGGTGGGGAACACCATCATCGCCATAGTCGGGCGGCGGTCGATGAAGTACCCAAGGATCTGGATGTACGTTTCAGTCGCGCCGACTTGGGTTCCCTTGATGATCGTCATGCGGTCAACGGTCGGATCGTCAACGGCCTCGAACACCTCGCGCGCGTACGGCAGTCGGTTGATGTCGTATGGGCCGGGCGAGGCACCGATGTTGACCCATCCATTGGTGCCCACCCACACGTCGCACGTGATCGGGTCGGGCGCACGAAGGCCCTCATCGACGGCCTGGGCGAGCGCGAGCCTAATTCGGTCTGACTGCATCGTGGTCACTGTTCCCACGCTTCCTTGCGCACGGCGTTTAGCCGACGAACCACCGCGGCGAGTGTCATCGTCTTCAGCTTCGCGCACCCCGCCGCGTCTAGCCCAAGCTCGCCGCCCTGCTGGGCCAGTTCGCCAGCAATCGCCAGCATTCCGGTTCTGATCCGCTCGCACAACGCCTTCATCGCGTCGCGCATTTCGTCGGCGTTCACCAGCTTTCCAGACTTGACCTCCCAGTCTGAAATGCGCCTAACGACCTCGAAGGCGGCACCGGACGCGGACAGGTCCGCGTGCGTTACGCCACCCTCGATCATTTCAACCATCCCCTTGGACGTGACCGCGAGGCGGACGTTGCCGTTGCCCTTCTCGCCGATGATGCCGCGGGTGTCCGCCTTGGCGTCACTGGCGGCACTGGTGGCCGGTTCACTCGCCGCCTTCGTTCCTTTGGGGCGGCCAGCGCCGGGCCTCTTCCCGCCCGGACCCTTGGCGAACACCGAGCCAAACTGCCCGTTCGCGTCGCGCTTTGCGGCGAGCCACGCATCGCACGCGGCGGCGTCGAACGTGTAGCACCGCCCCTGCTTCGTGGCGGGCATTCCGCGCCGGGCGTAATTGCTGATGGTCCTCGGTTCAACGCCGAACCGCTTCGCCATTTCGTCGCGTGTTAGCCGCGCCGGGTCGGTCAATCACTGGCCTCAAGCATCGCGGTTGCCTGCTTCTCAAGATCGGCCTCGCGCGGGCTCATCTTGCATTCCGTGTACCGCTCCACGCGCGCCCGCAGTTGCTCGGCGTTCGGCGCGGCGTAGCACCGCGAGGCGTAGGCGTCGTACTGGGTCGGCCTTGATTCGTCGTCTGTGTTGCGGCTCGCGCCAAAGCCAAGGTTGATGCTGGCCCGCGTGAACTGGGCTTGCCGCTTGTCCGTGTCGTCGTATGCGGAGTCGAACGCCACGCCGGCGCTAGTCATCTGCGACGGCGGGTACATGCGGGGCGATGCGTTTGGAACCGAGCCGCCGGGCCGGAGCATGCCCAAGTGATCGACGACGGCATGGGCGCGGTCTGCCTTGTCGCGGGTTGGGATGCACGACGACCGCGCGGCCCCCGTAAGCACTACCCGCGCGTTGGCGAACTCGTGAACGCGGGTGCGCTTTCGGGCCTGTCCGATGATGGATTTGCCGTCGGTCAGCAGCGTGTGATTTGAGCGGGCCATGCGTTCCTCCGCGTCCTGCGTCGATCGCTGGTGAGTATACGTGCATTGCTGCACAAGTACGCCAGCGTGCAAGGATTATCGCGGCTTCGCCTCCCTGTCCAGCACCTCGCAGACGAGCCTGCACACGTCGGCGGCGTGGTTGCCGGTTGACTCAACTTCGACGGATATGTCTACGCGGTCAATCGCTACCCACACACGAATCTGCTTGTTGTTGTGCCAAAGCCGTGTGTGCCAAGACCATCCCTTCGGCTCGCACAGCGTCTCGAAGGCCGCGATCGCCGCGTCGATGGTGTCGAAGATCGTGAATGTTCCCGTCACGCCGTCGCGAGACACCTTCACCGCCAACGGGTGAGTGCCGAACTTGTCTCGCAATGCCTCAGCGATCCTGTCCCGGTCCTGGTCGTGTTGGTTGCTCACACACCCCTCGCTTTCAGGACTTCGCCGAGCAACGCCCAGCGGTCGCGCAGTTCGGTCGCGGTCCGTCGCGGTCGTATACGTGCCGTCGTCGATCGACCCAAACTCCCAGACGGTCAGCCCATTGGACGCCGTGTAGGTCGTCCACCCCTCCAACCCCGCCACCTTGTCGCGTACTTCGTTCACAGTCCCGCCTCCTTTCGCGCGGCGTCGTGGTCATCCATTGCGGTGCCAAGCCGCGCCATGCGGATGATGTTGATGTTCTCGTTTTCTACGTCGCCCGTGCCGAGTTCGTCGTCGGTCGGGTAGTCGCGGTGCGCTTCACACTCCGCCCACGCCTTGGCGTAGAGGGCGTCCAACGTTTCCAGCCGGTCGGCGATGGTGCCGATTTCGTCATATGACAGGTCGTCCGGGTGGACATCGCGCAGCCACTCCGCCATCTCCGCCGTCGTCATCTCACTTGCCATCGGGGCCTCCTTCACACTTGATGCCCAGTTCCACCATGATCCGTTCTACCGCGTCCGATCGCAGATGGGCCTTACCAGCTAGGTACCGGCTGATGCGGCCCTGCCCGACGCCTGTAGCCCGCGCCAACGCCGATTGCGAAACGCCGCGAACCGCCATGGCGTCGGCGATTGCGGCGCGGATGGGAGTTGGGGTCACGCCTGCTCCTTGACCACTGCGCCTTTCGGCGTCACGCGCACGGCGTCGGCGTCAACCCCGATCCTGTCAAAGAGCCACGCACGCAGTTGGTCGTGGTTCTCGAAGGGCGTCTCGCCGACTGGTGCACCAGCAGCGAGCAATCGCTGGCGTCGCGTGTCGAACCCGGTCACTCGCATGTTCAACACGTTGTTGGCGTCGTTTGCATTCGCGTCCGCGGTCGTGACGTAGACGGTTCCGCCGTTGGCCTTGCGAATCGAGAGGGTCATTTCTTGGCTGCTCATCAATGGCTCCTTTACTTGCACGCCTCGGTCATCTGGTTCCACGTCGGCTCGCAGCCGAACACTTCCACAATGGCCGCGATCACGTCGCGGGAGATCGCCATCTTGGTGATGGTGTCGGTTGTTCCGGTGATGCGGATTGCGAAGCCGTCGCCAGCCTGTTCGAGATACGCCTTCACGTCGGCGGAGACAAGGCTGCCAGCAACGTAGAAGCGGTCGATCGTTCCTTTGGTCCAGCGGTTGAATCGCATTTCCACTCTCCTTGGGTCCATTCCCGACACCATGACTATACCATCTTCGGTATAGAAGGCAAGAGACGTGAATGGATTTCCCAAAGATTCCAGACCCGAACGGATGCCTACTCGCACGCCTTCACTTCCGGTCGCGGCCAAACATGCCGTCGAAGATGTCGTTGATCGACAGGGACGGCTTGCCACCATCGGCCTTCCACGCCTCCATGATCCCACGCACGATGCCGGGCGCTCCGGCCCACTTGTTGCACAGTTCGTTCACCTGTTGCTCTGTCAGTCGCTTGCCGTCCATCGTTGCCTCCTTACTCGCACGCCTCGAACTCGCTGAACTCCCGCGACACCCAGCCGCCAGCATCCTCGTACACCACTAGCACGGGGTACGGAAACAGCGCGGCAAACGCCCGAATCTTGATCTTCGCGTCCTCTTCAATCAGGTACGTGTACTCGCCGGTCCTGACCTTTGCGCCGTTGACCTTCTCCGTCACCTTGCGGCGGGCCTTGACCTCGTGAACCTCCATCTCGCCCGTCGGCAACTGGACGAGAAAGTCGGGCGTGTACCGCATGTCCTCGGCCAGCTTGTAGCTGCACGGCTCGAACCACCACGCGAGGATTTCGCCCGCACGCTTGCGGGCTTCGAGGACCACCGAGTAGCGTTCCTCGGTCTTGTTCATCGTGCCGGGCTTGCGGCGGACGGTGCGGGCACGTGCGTAGATGCGTCTCACGGCGTCACCGCCTCTGGTTCCATCGTAACGCCAAGCCGCTCGCACACCTTGTGCGCCAACGCGATCGCGTCCGGCCCAGTGACCTTGGCGAAGTAGTGCGTCGCACGCGCGTATTCGCGCCCGATAAGGCGTGCGGTCTGTTGCGCGTCGGGCCTGATCCCGCCAAGCGCCGACGTTGGAAGGCGCTTGCACAGGTAGATGAACGCGCATCGCACCGTCAGGACCGGGGCCGCGTGGCCCTCGCCGCATGCGTCTTCCAGCGTGACGCCGCCAACCTCGCAGACGGTTTCGAGTAGGTTGCCCGCTTCCATCAGTCGCACGCCCCACACGGCGGCGGTTTGGTGCATGACCGACCGACGCGCGAGTCGGCTTTGGCGGTTGGCAATGGGAATCCTGGTCAGTTGTGAACTCACGATGCAGCTCCGATTCGTTCGGCTCGCATGAGCCACTTGCGGAATTGGTCTGAAAACCCACGCTTGGAGTGCCCGGCGCTGTTGATCCACCGAACCTCATGCACGTACTCGACCGAGTTTGAGGACGTGCCGCGGAACTCGTTTCCGTCGATGGCGACGATGGAGCGGTACATGTCGCCGACTCGCCACGTCTCTCCGACGGCGTAGGACGGTGCTTGTCGTCTCTTGGTTGAGAGAGGTTGGCTCATTGGTTCCCCCTCGCGCGGATGGCGGCGGCGATGGCCGCGTCGATGGTGGCAATGCGTGCGGTCGTCGTTGATTGCAGGATCGCTGCCGCCGATCTGTGCAACTTGAGCCGCTTCGGGTCGTTGCACACTTCGTCCCCGAACATGATCCTCTCCCCCGTTGTCGGCGGTTTCTGCTCAGCCACGCCCCACCCCCCTCTCGGCGGCTTCGGCGGCGGCGCGGGTGGAGTACGCGGGCTGGTACGGCTGGATGTAGTTCTGGTGGTCCATGGACACAATTTCCGTCGCCGCCCCGACAGGAAGCGCGTACCACAACTCGCACTTGTGCCCAATAACGCACCCGTCGCCGGTAAGCAACAGCGTCCCCAGCACGCGCCGCTTCGTCCCCGTCTCGTCGATGATGTGCCCCGCCTCTGCCCGCATCCTCTCGTTCTCGGCCTGCAACTCGCCTATGCGTTCGTCGTTCTCAAGCGCCAGCGCGAGCATGGCCTCGTATTGCTCTTTGTACGACATCTTGGCGCACTCGCTCCCGTCCTGCGGCGGGTAGGCGATGGCCTGCAACCGGCGCACCTCGGCGGCGAGGATTGTCGCGGCCTGTGCCCATTCGCCGATGTGATGCGGCCCACCGTCCACCATGCTCAACGCCTCTTCCAACGTCATCTCACTCACGGCCCGCTCCTTTCGCGTAATCCGCGTAGTACAGCACCTCGTCCGCGTATTCCGGCCCCTTCGCCTGCGCCCGGTTGATCGACTGCCGACCGACCTCTTTGCCGTCGCGCACCAACGCGGCAGACCCGTTCCATTGAACGGAAGCCTTGTAGTGGTCCAACTCCCACCTGTCGAAGTCAAATCGCTTCAGATCGAATCCAGACCCATTGCACAATGCGCACGAGAGTTCGGACCCGCAGCAGTTGCACTCGACCTCGCCGCCACCTCCACACTCCGGGCAGTCGCAATCACTTCGCATCGCCCGCTCCTTTCTTCACATGCCTGTTCGCCTGCCGCGCCGCGATGTCCTGCACCTTCCGCGCGAACTGGATCGCGCGGGCGGGGGGAAGGCGTGCGCCGCTCGTGTTGATGTAAACCGTGCCGTACTGCGTCGCAAACGCGATCGCCCATTCAATGGCCGCACATGGGCCTGCGACCTTGAACTCGTCCGGCTTGTCCGTCTCGACTTTCCACCCATCACGCTTCGCCATCACACACGTCCTTTCGCCTCACCAGCCGCACCGCGCGGCCGTTCTCTTTCCGCTTGCCGACTTCAACCAGCACGCCCGCCTTCACCAGTTCCGTCACCCTTGGCCGCACGTGGTTCAGGTCCGCGAAGCCAAGCCGGGTCGCTACCTCGCGGTCCGTGCGGGGCTCGTCGTACTCGGCAAGCACCCGCGCCTGCATCGTGCTCGGGTCCAGCTCACGCCACGCGGCGAGGGAGTTCGCGTGCATTTGGTGGCGACGGCGGGGCAGTTCGTCGAATAGCGTGTTCACGTCCCCACCTCCCGCAGGGTGCCGAATAGCGGCGCGTCTGCCTCTCGCGTGTCCTGAAACGTGTGCGGCTTCTCGGCCTTGCCGATGCGGACCTTGGCGAGTTCCACGTACTCCGGGTTGAGTTCGCACCCGACACCGTGGCGCCCGAGTTGCCGCGCGACCGCGATGGTGGTGCCGCTGCCAAGGAACGGGTCGAGGACCACGCACGGGACGGGCTCGCCGGCGTTGCAGTCGCAACCGGGGGCCCAGCCTGACGTGCGCCCGCTGACGATGAGCCCGCTGGGGCACTTGGCCTTGCCCGATCGCTCCTGGGTCCAGTCGCCCGTGCGCTCGTGCGCGTTGGCCTCGTCCATGCCGTTGGTGCCCCGCTCCACCACCCTCGTCCACGGCGCGCCGCACGCGGGGCAAGCGCCCTTCTCGCTCGTGCCCGCCTTGATCGCGCGGCGGGGAATCTCGGTCGGGAAGGTGGCGAAGTGTGCTTCGGCGTATGGCTCTGCACCCAGCGACCACACGTTTCGACAGTTGGCCCCCTTGACCTCGGCATATTGCTTTTCGGTGACGCCTGCGGCACCCGCGCCGTGCACTCTCGCTTCTCCGCATTTGGGAGCTCGAACCCAACCCTGGTTCCACGGCTTCGGCGTTTCGCGGATGGGCTCCGCGTCGTAGAAGTACCGCTCCGACTTCGCCAGCAGGAAGATCGGCTCCCACGCCGACGTGGGCCGGTCCGTCACACTCTCCGGCATCGGCGACTTCTTCGCCCACACGATCACGCTGCGGAGATACCACCCGTCCGCCTGGAGCGCGAGCGCCACCCGCCATGGCATCATGCACAGGTCTTTGGGCTTGAGGCCGGACGGGACTGGTCTTTGGCGCGTCATACCGTCAACCCATCCAGACTGCCTGCCGTCGTACAAACCACCGCCGTTCTGTTTGTCGTCGCGCCCTGTTTTCCCGCCGCTGTAACTGTCACCCACGTTCAGGAACACCACGCCGTCGTCCCGCAACGCGCGCCGCACGCCGCGGAACACCTCGACCATTGCCGCGACGTATGCGTCGGGCGATTCTTCCAGCCCAATCTGGCCATCGACGCCATAATCTCTAAGTCCCCAATATGGGGGTGATGTGACGCAGCACTGGACCGAACCGGCGGGGATCTTGGCGAGCCCTTCGCGCACGTCGCCGACGTGGATAGTGACGGGTTCGCTCACGCCGCACCTCCCCGCATTAGCCCGGCCTGCGACGCGAGCATTTGGGCCTGCAACAACAACGCCGTGTGCGTCTTGAGTTCTTCGTCGGCCTCGTCGCGCCATCGCCGCGTGTTTTCGTCAGGCACCGCGAGGCACATCGTCAGAACCCGCAGCCGCGACG